CACCTTTTGGTGTTCTCATTTGTTTGTAATATTCATTGACGTAATGCGCCATATTAAGTAATGTCGATGCCTCCTTCCATATTGATAATACTGGAGGATATCCATATATTAATGATGGAGAATATTTAGATGTATGAATTACTTCTCCTTCAACATAATATTGTGCTGGTGTTACTCCCTGGTCTCCACCCTGAATGGCAACATAATGAACTTCATGTAACTTCCTACCACAGATTTCACAAACTCCCGGGCTCTTGTATATTCTACCAAGCTCTCTATCATGTTTGCTTGAAGAGGCGTTCTGTCTGCCTTCTCGATGAAGAAGACATACCCAATATTTCCCACCAATTTCTCCTTTCTCATTCGCAACAACCCTCAGCATTATTGGATCGCCACGTATGATCTCTCTTATTTTTTGATATACTACACCATCACCATCAACAATATAGTCTTTTATCAGTATGATATATCCATCGTCAATAACATCAAAATCTTCTTCTATTTGTTTGAATACCTGTACTGCTGTTTGTCTATTTTTATTCGCAACTCTTAAAAATTTTTCGAATTTTTCACGTTGTTTGATATCAGGAGGTACAAATACGGTATGTCCGCAATCACATTTTTCTACTTCTTCCTTATATTCTTTACCACAACTAATACACTTTTTCACGAACCTTGGTTCCCATATAGGTTTGCGCCTGAATATTTCACTTTTTAAATTTATTGTTATTGTACGTAGCACACTGTTAATTTTGCTCATATTGACAATATCTTGGAGTCTCACAGGTAAAATAAGAGGTTGGACGCCAACCTCTTTACCGTATAATCTGTACTCAGGTTTAATTACGGCCTCGATTAATCTATCGAGCTCGGCTTGTGTATTGGCATTAGTCTTTTGTAGCATGCCAAGTTCTTTGCTATTGAACGGATCCCTTAGTCTATTAATTATTGTTTCTTTATTAAACATTATTGTACAACCTCAGGCAAATATTCTAAAGCCAAAATGTTAATTAAACCATTGCCCTTCTCCTACTGAAACATAAGTCTCCTTAGATACAAAATCACCCAAAAACACTTCCCCACCACCAACGATTGGCTTAACACAAATTTCTAATGCATCTAACATATCATCATGAGCACCATCTGGGAATTGAGTAAATTCATCCAAAAAATCATCCCAATAATTCAAATCTTCTTGGAATATTATCTTTCTAATTTCAAAATGGGGCGATAATGATATCATCCTACTAATTTTATCGGTTGTTGTTGGTGAACCAACAACTTTATTCATATTTCTGGCATGCTGTGTCTGTATCATCGCTTTCTGATATTGATTACTTTCAATCGTTATTCTAACTGGTGCCCACATGTTGGCATATTGTTCTATTATCCCAACTTGCTCCGGAAATGTCTTTAATCCACGCCACATGTCGACCACATAAATTCTTTGTTTTGATGGAGAATAAGCCACTGTTACTATTGCCACATAATCTCCTTCCCTTACCTCTTCTTCTGATATAGCAAGATCAACACCTTGGTAAATTAGACAATCATTGGGTAGTTCATTTTCTTTGAAGTATTTTATCCATTTAGCATTTAGTATTTTTCCTTGCATGCCTGATGGATCATTTTGTTTTTCTCGGTTGAACATTATCGACCCGATATCATATCTATTCAATAATAAAGTTTTAATATTCCATTTTTCGGGCCATAATACTTCAGATTCACCTTCTATTTCGACACCAACTACTTGCCCATTCTCGTCTTCAATATATTCATAATTTGCTGGGTATTTGATAATTGCAACATCAACACCCACTGTCCACATCTTGTTTTCAATAAGACGCTGGTATTGGTCATCCCAATGCTTCCTGGTTCCTATAACAAGTATTTGACTGTCTGGTTCCAACAATTCCATTAATGTTCCTTTGAACCAATCATCAATTTGTTTACGCATATTCGCTGTTCTTGAGTTTTTATCGTCTATAATATCATCTGCTATAATAATATCATAGTGCCCACCAGTTACCGCACCCATAACACCAATACTTTCGAGAGTTGGATCTTTAATCCCACGTCTGGTACGCTTGCAAAATAATGCACCACCACGCTCCCTCTCTATCAATTTGCCGTAATCTTCTATTATTCTATCATTATTTTTTAGTTCATCCAGTATAGCATCATATAATTTAGTGGAAATGCCTTTTGGTGGTCCTGTCTTACTAATAAGAAGAATTCTCACATTTTCAATATTACATATTGCCCATAATGGATAACCATAACCAAATACCGTAGTTTTACCGTGATCACGAGGAGCTTCTTGATGATGACGTTTTCTATTAAGTACATCGTACCAAGGTTCATGACATTCTGGTATATCTAACCCAAGATAATATGATACGAAAAATTCTTTTGATTCTTTTGCTATTGCCCGCCTACCCTCTGGTGTATTCAATAGACTTGAAATAGTATCATTACTTAGATCCATTTGCTTTTGATATTTCTGATGCTATGTTCTTACCCAATGTTTTCAAAGTATCTCCATCAAGCCCAAGTTCCCCAGCAATATCAACTTGTAATTCTTCACGTATGACCACATCACCCATCAATTCACCAAGCGCTTTCGTTGCTGATATTACGTCTGCTGGTCTTACTTGGTCAAGGACATCTGGTAATTGATCTACGATCATCAAATACACAGCAGCCTGCTGTACCATTCTGGTTTTTTGTTCCGCCATCATAACTTCTGCTCTAAGGCGTTGGTTTTCAAATTGAAGATTAAACGCACGTTCATGAGCCGCAACAATTCCGGTTTGTACAGATTTTTTCACAATATCTATAGGTATATTGGTATTTAGATGCTTTCTTTTGTGATTTGAAATATTTTTTGTATTAATACTACCTGCTCTCGCACCAAGTTTTGTAATTATCTGAGCATAAGGAACGCCGAGCATCAACATTTCGTCGATTTCTGCACGCACATCACTATTACATATTTTACAATTTGGATGTACTATAATTCCATTATCGGTCATTAATAACAAATAAGTACAGAAAACACACAAAATGTAAATAAGAGATAATGATTTGATAAGATATGAGACAATATATCTATATATGTCTCGCTATCAGATCGATATACGTCGGCGCAGAGAGACAAAAAAGACAACGGGACAGAGGACAAGACATAAGGGAGTCCCCAATACCCCGTGTTAAATTTGTCTATTTAGAATGTTTTTAGTATCATATAACATCCACATCTTTCTATTCCAAGGGTTTCATTCATTGATTTTTCCAGTTCGATAAATGCTCTCCAGAAAGCGATTGCAACTGCGGTCTTGTCGTTCCACACATCATTAGGTGTTTTTGATGAAAGACCATAGAAATGTTTGTTGTTGTATCTCAATTCAATGATGGTAAATTTACCAAACACATAATGCCTCGTATTTATCGGTTCATGATGTCTTAATATTGGTCCGATAAATGATTTTTTCAGGTTTTCTTTCATCAAGTTGTTGACGAATTTTTCATAATCAACACCTTCAACATTTACTGGGGATACGGGGTATTGGGGATTCAAAGTCTTCTTTGTCCTGTCTGTCTTGTCTTCTTCTTTATCTATATTATTTATTTTATTCATATTATAGTTTTTAAGAGGAGGAATATTTTCTGAAATTCCTCTTAAATATTCTTCCTTGTTAATCATATTAATTATATGATCAGCAATTATGATCATATATGAAGAACAAGGATATATATCTTGTATAATCAATGCTTGATTGTATATAACTTTAAGCTGAGGATTTCTTGCATTTTGGATCAATTTTGGGTTAAGTTCAGGTTGAAGAATTGCATCTTTATTAGATGGTACAAATTCAAGAGGAACTGGTTCTTCTTTATTCGTGTGTGTTTGCTTTCTGAATTCTGCCAGTTCATTATCTTGCCATTTAATTTGTTCCATTAAATGTTTATTTTGTGATCTCAACATTTCTATCTCTCGTATTAGAGACGTTCTAATTATTTCGTTCATATCTATACCTCTTTAATCTTTGTTAAAGATTAATGTCATCTCTTCTATGTCGTATCTAACTTTCCATCTTTTTTTGTTAGATACCGCTTTCATGAATTTTATTAGCTTAGTGACTTTTATCAAAACATACTGTCTTGATTTGTTCTTCTTATCATACGAAAGAGTCCAAAATTCAACTCCTTTCGGTTGGTCTTCAAATGTATAAAATTCAATATGGTTGCCCGAAATCTCTTTTTCAACTAAA